TACGCCTAATGAAGCTGAAGAAGCAGTGAAGGAAGCAGGATTAGATTTCTCTAGTCTTGAATCTGAGTATGACACTAACGGTCAACTTAGTGATGATTCATTTAAGAAGTTAGAGCAAGCAGGTATACCAAGAGCGGCAGTAGACCAATACATCAAAGGGCAAGAGTCCTTGAATACTGGGTTTGCTGATCGTGTTCAAGCCGAAGTAGGTGGCGAACAAGAGTACAGTTCTATGGTAAATTGGGCTAGTACTAACTTAAGCGCATCAGAGCAGACAGCTTTTAACAATGCTTTGACTAATGAAGACTCAGCTAAGTTTGCTGTACAAGGGTTATACAGTAGGTTCAGGACAGCTAATCCTAACCTGATTGGAGGTAATCGTATCTCTGGTCAGACAACTAACTCTGGTGGATTTGAAACCAAGAGTGAAATGATAAAAGCTATGGGAAGCCGTGAGTACAAAACAGACTCTACATATAGAGCTAAAGTGCAGGCTAAACTAGCTAAGTCAAACTTCTAAACAAGTATAAGTATGTATAAATGCCCTGCTGTGTAGACTGAGGTCTAAAGTAGTAGGACACCGTTTAAACGCACGTACACGTAAAGGAGATACATTTAATATTTATACATAGGAAATAAACAACATGGCAGCATTTACAACAAGTAACCCTGCAGGCTCCGTAACGTGGGCAGAGACAGGTGGGGTATTATCGGCAGGTAATGACATTGCGCTAAAAGTATTTAGTGGCGAAGTCTTAACAGCGTTTGCACGTAAGAACGTATTTATGCCGTTAGTGACTACTAGAACTATCAACTCTGGTAAGTCAGCACAGTTCCCAGTAATTGGTAACTTAACCACAGAAGCAGTGCACACTCCCGGGGCAGACATCGTAGCAAGCAGTATTGCTCACGCTGAACAGGTCATTTCAATCAACGCACGTAAATACAGTTCAGTATTCGTAGATGACTTGCAAGAAGCAATGGCTCACTATGAAGTACGTGGACAGTACAGTACTGAGATTGGTAACATCTTAGCTAAGAAAGTAGATTTAGCAGTTGTAGCACAGTTAGATGCGTGTGAAGCCGCTACTCCTAAAACAGGTCAACCTGCTATCAACGCAGACCTTGATTTAGGTACTACTTTGTCAGTAGACGAACTAGTTGATGCTATGTTTACTGCACAAGAACGCTTTGACAGTAAAGATATTACAGGTGAGCGTACACTGGTAGTAAACCCTGAAGCGTACTACAACATTGTACAGTCTTCAAAAGCTGTTAACCGTGATTGGTCTACCAACAACGGTGGTATTGATACAGGTAATGTATTCAAGATCGCAGGTGTTCCAATTGTGATGAGTAACAATGTTAGCTCAGGCAACTGGGGATATATGTTCACACCTCAAGCAGTTGGTGTTGTTAAACTTATTGACATCAAGTCAGAAGCTAACTACATCCCTGAGAAATTAGGTACTCTACTTGTCTCATCTTATGCGATGGGTGAAGGCGTACTTAATGCAGGTTGTGTACAGCGATTCAGTAAGGCTGTATAAACTTAACCTAGTGTAAGCTAGGAGTAAGTGTAGGATATAGGGATACATTCTAGTTTACGTGCCAACTATGGTTACGTATGACTAGGGTGTGTCCCTTTTTTTTCACCTCCTAAAGTAAGGAGATTTAATGAAGAAGTTAAACGATGCTATCAATATCTGCCTGACTACTATAGGAGAAAGACCTTTAGGCACTACTGTAGTAAGCCAAGGGGATTCTTACTTCCATGATGTTGTGGTAGCTGATCTACCTGCATGGAATGTTGCAACAGCGTATAGCATAGATGATGAGGTAAAGCATGGCACACCCTCTGTATGGTATGTAGCTAAGACAGCACACACAGGTTCTACTCCTCCCAACGCAACAAACTGGGTAGTAGGAACTAAAGAATTAAAAGTATATACTGGAACAGTATGGGAGACAGCAAGTACCAGTAGCTATACAGCGTCAGGACATTACTGGGGAGCACTGTTCACCCAGACAACAAGACCACCAACTGCATCAGTAGTAACACCTATAGCAGGTATATACGAAGCTGAGTTAGCAGACATAGCTCTTAATGAAGCTAGAGTAGAGTTATTAGGTAAAGGTTATTCCTTTAATACAGACATAGCGTGGCAGATGATGCCAGACGCAACAGATACAATAGTAATGCCATTTGGAGCACTGTCAGTAGATGCTACTGCGGCTGACTCTAATTACATTATAAAAGACAACAAGCTGTATGACAAAGGAAACCACACACATACGTTCACTGACGTAGTTGAAGCAGATGTTATATGGGATATTGAGTTTGATGACTTACCTAGTCATGCACAGGTAGCAATCGTAGACAAAGCTAAAGCAAAGCTATACTCACGTGTAGTAGGAGTGAGTGCTACAGATGGTACTGCTAAGATACTAAAAGAAGAGATGGCAGTATCTAATGCCGCTCTACTTAGTGAAGAAATGAGAATAGGTAACTACAGCATCTATGATGATGGATCAAGCAATAGGGCAATGAATCGTTCAAGAAACCCATCAGGACTATAAGGAGGAGATGTGAGTGAAGTAAATCAAACTATACCCTCTTTTGTTAACGGAGTATCTCAGCAAGCAGTAGAGTCACGACACGTTACTCAAGTAGAAGAGATGGTGAACTGTAGTGTGTCTTTTGTAGACGGAACACGGAGAAGAGCACCACTTGAGAAGATAGGTACTCTTCCTGAATTAGACGGTACAAAACCTTACTTGTATTCATACGAGCGAGGAGACGGAGTAGAGTCTTATCTTGTAGCTATATTAGACGGAGAGTGGTTTGTCTACGACTTAGACGGAACAAAGATAGATTCTAGTGCTTCTGATCTAACTGCTTGGAATAGTGCTACAGCCTATGTTGCAGGAAACATGGTAGAGAGTGCAGGAAGTGGGTGGACAGCTCAAAGAAGTAACACAGGTGTGACCCCTATTGTAGGTTTAGATTGGAGCAAGGGAGCTAAAAGTGTACCTTATTTAGAGATACCATCAACAGCAGACCCAGTAGATTCATTTACTTCTACTACTATTGGTGATACTACTTTCGTTGTAAACAAAACTAAGGTTGTAGCAGAGAACTCAACATGGACACATGGTACTAGTAACACAACACAGAACCAGAAGTATGCGTACTACTGGGTTAAGCGTACTTATATTGCTTATGGTGGTACAGACAATCAGCAAGCGGCTACTTACCAATACAAAGTAATTAATGGTGATGACGTAACAACAGGAACAGATAGGACAAGCATACGTCCTACTGACTCCGAGTCAGCAAGTACATCAGGGGCTAATGCTTACGGCAAGAACTCACTTACTGTAGCTAACTCTATTGCAGGGGATATTGGGGGTAGTAACTCAGGGTCAGTACTCCGTAGATTGAAATGGGATGCGTCAGGAGTACCCACAGGTACGTGGGAAGTATCTGACACATGGGGTAATATGGCTTCCGAAGGATGGTGGGGCTACATAAGTAAAATACAAGACCTTCCTAGTGACATGGGATCATACTCTGGTAGTAATACTCTAATCAAGATAACAGGAGACGAGAAGAATCAGTTTGAAGGTTTCTGGGCTACACATGAAGATGGTATATGGAAAGAGTCAGTAGCATCAGGAATACATACAGGCATGGACAAGGCTACAATGCCCCATACACTTGTTCGTACTTCCTTAACCAACTTTACGTTTGGAGAGTTTGACTATACTGATCGTAAGGTAGGGGATGACTTTACTAACGCTATGCCTAGCTTTGTAGGCTACACAATAGAAGACTTATTCTTCTACCGTAACCGTTTAGGTATGATTAGTAGAGACTCTATTATCTTAAGTGAAGTAGGACTGTATGAGAACTTCTTTAGAACTACTGTTACTGACCTACTTGCTACTGACCCTGTGGATGTAGCTGTTGACTCAAATAAAGTAGTCAACCTTAAATATGCTGTACCTTTTAAACGTAACTTACTACTGTTTGGAGCTAACGCACAGTATATTCTTAGTTCT